TGGAGGATTAATCCATATAGGTGTTTCTAAAGTTAATGTTGCAATTTCATTCGTACTATCAGTTCCAACAGGAACTTGTCTGCTAGACCAACTAATATCATTTAAATTTAATACAGTTAAGCTAGTCCAGTCAATATAGTTATCAGTAGTTTGTAATTCTAAACTAGGATTAAACAAAACTAAAATTTGTTCTAATATTTGTAATTTTTGTTCAGTACTTGAACTCCAAATATCTACTTTAAAAGTCAACCCAAACGGTGTTGGCATTAAACGTTCAATGGTATAATTTTTACCTTGTGCTTGATTATAATGACCTGTATTGGTATTAATGTCGCGTTCTCGAATATTAACTTTATCTATAAATGTTTGATCTGCGAGTCTGTCTCGGTCTAATTTTAAACTAGAAATGTATACGGCAATACGAGGCACAGAACTTACTGTGTTTTCTGAATTCTGATTAATAATGCTAGCTACTTGCCTGTCTGGATCTCCATACATAACAGGTATGCGATGCAAAGTACCATCACCATATTTTACAACAAAGTTACTGAATACACGGATAACTTGTGCAATGTATCGTCTTATTTGTCCGTCATAAAAAAATTGCATTAGAAGTCCGCCTTAGGTCGTAACGCTCGAGAAATGCTTTGTCTTTCTGCTTCTCTGGTGTTATATAGTGTTAAAGTCCACTCGCCAGGGTATGGTAATACTTGTTGTACACTGTCTATAACTGGTAAATTTATTTGTACAGCATTGTATGTTGTATCTGTAATAAAATTAGTATAAGACCAACTTGAGAATAAACCTGGGTAATCTGCAATTACATATTCTATGGTAACAATGCTTTGTTTAAATACTGCATATAAAGATTCAGGCGGAGGATAAGGCATAGTCGATTGTATAACACTAGTAGTGTTATTGTTTATTACTACAACCACACTCGCTGTTTGGTCATTGTATGTAAAGTTGCTATTATTAATAAAACTAGTTTTCAATGTTGAACGTGTATCAGTTGGGGTCATATCCATGCGTACTGCATCATTTACTGCAATCCATCCGTTTTGACTTTGACTAAAACGAAATAATCGATTAGGTAAAAAGTCTGCTCGTAAATAAAAATCGTTGTCAGCTGGATTTTCTGGGAATTGTATTCCAAAACCAAAATCATACCCGTTTGGTGGGTAACCATCTCCTAACAAATAACCAGTGTATCCGCTACGTTGCGGTACGCCATCTACTCCGCTAGCTAAAACTGTTGAACTAGCTGTACTAGCTAATATATCTGTTTCGTCCGCAGTAGTTAGTATAGGTTTACCTGTAGTTGGATCAGCCGCTAATGTATAAAATTGTCTAGTTTCAAATCCACTCTTAGGAGCGTCGACTTCAGCCTGGGCAACTACTTGGTCATTAATAGTTAAATTAGTATTATATGTACTAAGCAAATCTCGCAATGTAGTTGTACTACCTTCGGCGGCCGGTTGATTAAAGATTTGTGAAAACTGTTGATTATCTGTAACACGTTTAATTCTTAATCGATAAAGGTGAGGAAACCAAGTTTGACTAAACCCTTCACTAGCACGACCTACATCTTCTATAACATAATATCTAGGTAAACTAATATCGAACCCATTTAATGCAAAATCATCACGTAAGTGCGGTAACTCTAATACGTCTCCGCTAATAGGTTTACGGCCAAGTGTTTTAACAAAATCATTAATATGTACAGTCATGTACAGCGTGTCGTTGTCAATGAATAATCCAAATTGGCTCAGGTTAAAATCGATATTTTGTACGTTATAAATTCCACGGATTCTATAAATTTCGCTATCATAAGTTCTGTCGCGATTTTCTAACAACAACAAATCTTGTATATTAGTTGTTTGTGTGCTGGCATAGCTGGGCTGATCAGCTTGGGAGTTTTCCGCAGTGGTGTTAGAGCCCAGCAACTTATGTACATAGACATCAGTGCCTCCTACGGTGAACATTTCACTGGCTTGACGATCTACAAATTTGTAATCGAGCCCTTTTTCTGGTTTATATAAAGATAAGCGTGGCATAATGATATTTATCGTTAGCTAAATATACTAGGAGAATTAAAAAAATGGCAGATTCGGCACCATCAAATACACAAAGTAACTCAACAGTTGAACGCAATGCAGTGTTTGATTACGTCAAACTCATGCTAGGTAGCGGCATGGTTGATGTGGAGCTAGATCCTGCACATTACGAAATGGCTTTAGACCGTGCCCTTACGAAATACCGTCAACGTAGCCCAAATGCTGTTGAAGAAAGTTATTTGTTCTTAGAACTAATCCAGGATCAAAATGAATATAGATTGCCAGATGAAGTTATCACAGTCCGTCAAGTGTTTCGTAGAGCTATTGGCTCAAGAACTGGTATTGGTGCGGGTGGTACTTTATTTGAACCGTTTAACTTAGCCTATACAAACACTTATCTAATGTCAGGTAGTATGATGGGTGGTTTAGCAACGTATGATGCGTTTGCTGGATATCAAAAACTAGTAGGTCGTATGTTTGGTTCTTATATTGAATTCTTATGGAAACCTACTACCCATATTTTAAATATTTTACAACGTCCGTTTGCCCAAGGCGAACAAATTTTAGTACAAAGTTATAACTATAGACCAGATTGGGTATTATTGCAAGACATTTATTGTAAGCAATGGCTCAAAGATTATACATTGGCAACTTGCAAAGAAATGTTAGGCGAAGCACGTAGCAAATTTAGTACCATAGCAGGCCCAGGCGGTTCAGGCATGCAATTAAATGGTACTGCACTCAAAAGCGAAGCTAAAGAATTAATTGAAAAATTAGAAAAAGAACTTATTACCAATGAAGTTAATGGTAGCAATGCCTATTATTTCATAACTGGCTAAGAAATTTCTTGACCTTGTAATAAAACTGTTATATACTAGAGTTACTTTAGGGGGCTCTATGATTATAGGTGTGTGCGGTTTTATCGGTTCTGGCAAAGATACTATTGCCGATTATCTTACTAACTTTCACGGTTTTCGTCGAGAATCGTTTGCAAACTCCCTTAAAGATGCAGTAGCACAAGTGTTTGGATGGGATCGCACTATGTTAGAAGGCCGCACCAAACAAGCCCGTGAATGGCGTGAACAAGTAGATCCTTGGTGGGCAGAACGATTGAACATGCCTAATTTAACACCCCGTTGGGTATTACAATATTGGGGCACTGAAGTTTGCCGAAAAGGCTTCCATGACGATATTTGGATTGCCTCATTAGAGAATAAACTACGCAACTCAAAAGATGACATAGTTATTAGTGACTGCCGTTTTCCTAATGAAATTAAATCAATTAAAAATGCAGGTGGAATAGTTGTCCGTGTAAAACGTGGTGAAGAGCCAGAATGGTACAAAGATGCCGCTGATATGAATGCCGGCGATACATGTATGAATTATATGCTGGCTAAAACACGTATGCTAAAACTAGGCATTCACGCTAGTGAAACTGCTTGGGTTGGAACTAAGTTTGATTATGTTTTTGCTAATGATTCTAGTATAGACGACTTATACGCCCAAGTAAAAACTCTTATAAATCCGGAACAAGATCCCCTTGCTTCCAGCGAACGCCCTCTTTATGCAGGACTCGCTGGCAATTAGCACAAATTGTTTTTAAGTTATTATGACGGCAATTATTCAAATCGCCGTCTACGTGAAACACCGCAAATACTTCTTTGTGCGGTGATTTAAAGCCACACTTGTCGCAATAGCTTTTCATAGTATATCCAGCCATAACCCACCGAGGAAGTTTAACACCTCGTAAGCATGCGCCGCATTGACTTCTATAATAAGGTTTTTTATTTTTATAATAGTTGATTGCAACTGGGTGCAATCCACAACTGCATAGTGGTCTCATGCAGTTATTTAAGCCTTTTTGAAGCCTTTTCCGGTGCGTTAACAGCTATAAAAAGTCCAAAAGCCATAAATACATTAAGAACATGTACTCATGGAGATAATACAATGGCTCAACTTAATTCACCAGGCGTAAGCGTAACCGTAATAGACGAAAGTTTCTATACACCAGCTGCCCCAGGTACCGTACCTCTTATCGTAGTCGCTAGTCAAGCGAATAAAATGAACTCATCTGGAACAGGTATTGCTCCAGGTACTTTAGAAGCAAATGCAGGTAAAGTCTATTTGCTAACAAGTCAACAAGACTTGGGAAGTACTTTTGGTATTCCTTATTTCCAAACTGATGCAGAAAACAATCCTATTAACGCTAGCGAAATTAACGAATACGGTTTACAAGCCGCTTACAGTTTCCTAGGCGTAAGCAATCGTGCATACGTTGTACGTGCTGATTTAGATACAAGTCAACTAATTGGTGAAACAAACGCTCCTAGTGCTCCTCCATCGGATGGTACATACTGGTTCGATGTTACAGATACACAATTTGGTATTTTCCAATGGAATAGTTCTCCAGCAACAACTACTGGCGGACAGTTATTTGTTAATCAACAATCAGTTAATAATTTTTCATATGTTACAAATGTTAGTTTAATCGATACTGCTGGTGCATATGGTCCACAGTACGCACCATTGCCAAGTTATGGTGCATTAGGTGACTATGCTATAACAGGTGACACTTCTGGTACAACTACATTAATTAAATTATGGCTTAAAAAATACCAAACTAGTACAGCCGCAGGAACATGGGTTGAAGTAGGTACAGCTAACTGGGTAGCTAGCTGGCCAACATTAACAGCTGGTGCGGCTCCAAGTTCATTAACAGCTGGCGCAACATTTATTATTAACGGTATCACAATTACTGTTCCTGTTGCTCCAAATAACACAATCGCAAATTTAGTAACACAAATTACTACAGCAGTATCTAGCAATCCAGTAGTGTTAGGCGGTGTTACAGCGGCTGTTGTTAATGGATATTTGAACATTTATTCAAACGGAACTAGTGTTTACAATTCCTTACAAAATGGTAGCTTAACTATCAGCGGCACAGCATTAGCTAGTTTAGGATTTACAGCAGGTTCATACTTATGCCCACAATTAACAATGAGTCCGCACTATAGCGTTCCATTGTATGGCACATTTGACCAAACAGGAAACGGTTATACAAACGGTGCTCCAACAGGTTCTATATGGGTTAAGACTACTCCAGTAAATTTAGGAGCAAGCTATTTCATTAAGAAATACAACGCGGCAACTAGTACATGGATTCAACAACCAGTACAATTATTTGCTAACAATCAGTCTGCATTAGCAACATTAGATCCTACAGGCGGTGGTATTAATTTACCAATTGGTACATCATATGTAAAATACGGCGACAACGAAGCGGTTGTTCCATCAGCAAATGGTTCCGAAGCTAACGTTCCAGCAAGATTTAAATTGTATACACGTACTGGTGTAGGTGCAACTAAGGTTACATCTAATCCATTTACAAATGGTACATTTGACACTAACCCACTAACAGCAGTTGGTCAAGGTTACATTGGCGGTGCAACTGCTAGTGCAACTGGTATTATTTCTGCAGGTGACGGTGTTACAGCTGGTACAGTTTTATCTGTAACTGGAACTGTAACTGGTACATTTGCAACAGGTATGCATATTACTGGTACAGGTACCACAGCATCAACTATTTCAGCAATTAATTCAGCATCGCTCACAGGCACTGTAGGTCCTACATTGTCAAGTATTACAATTACTTCTAATACTGGTGTGTTTGGTTGCTCAACAGCAGGCATAACACTAGTTACTGGTATGCCAGTAACTATTAGTGGTACATTAGGTGGTACTGGTTCTATTAGCGGATACGCTGGTGGCCCAACAACATATTACATCATTGGTTCTCCAACACAGACATCATTCCAGTTGTCAGCTACAAAAGGTGGCTCAGCAATCACAACAACCACTGGTACTCCATCTGGTTTAACATTTACTCTTGCTGTGTTATCTGTATCTGGCGTGTCAAGCGGAACAATTAGTGCAGGTATGGTAATTACTGGTTCTGGCATTACTGCTGGTACATATATTAACGCACTTGGTACAGGTTCTGGTGGAAATGGTACATATTTCTTAAATCAAGGAACTACCGGTACTCCAACAACTGGCACAAGTTATACAGTTAGTGCAAGCCAATCAGTAGCATCAACAACTATCACTG